ATCTTAGAGGGCATTTGTAAAAGGATTGATCAAATAGTTACATTCGATCAAGACTATGGCCGGAACCAGTTATATAACTGGATCAAGGATGGAGAAGAAGTATGGAGCTATGATGCTTCATCATTCACAGATCGATTTCCACGAGATTTTCAAATGGAAGTCCTTAAAAGGTTGTTACAACATAATGTCATAACTAAACCGATGTATGAGGCGTTTGACATAACGACTCAAATGGATTACATGTTCGAACCAATTGGTCGATCAGTATCTTATAAGTATGGTCAACCACAAGGGTTGGGTCCATCTTTTCATTTGGCTACTCTAGCTCATTATGAGTTATTGTTATCTATCACTAGGTTCATTGGTCTTCCCAGTGACACCTTCCTTGTATTAGGCGATGATGTGATCATAAAAGATCCTATATTAGCCTATTCTTACAAGAATTGGATGGAATCCTGTAATGTCGAGATTAACTTACAAAAGTCTGTTATATCTCCTCACTTAGGTGAGTTTGCAGGTGCCAATATCACTTCTGATTATATAATCAAAAGGGTAAAACTAGGTAAAATTAAAAATAATGATACCGTAGTGTCGTGGTTTGATCTTCATATGGAGTCCAAACTTCCAAACAAGTTTCTCAAATTTATGTTTGAAGAACATGCATCATTAGTACAGAAAATGTCTATACCAAATGATTTTGGTGGGAGGAGGGAACAAACCCTTCAAATATTCTCCGAATATACCCTACCTTTAGATCCCTTCATCACTATGAAGAAGAGAATCTTAAAAGATCTTAATAATGTTATATATTATGATCCTAAGAGTGTCCAAAAGTTCCTTGAAAATAAGGAATTTATTAAAACTGGAATAATCGACAGTTTAAACTCATGGACGGATAACCCAGGTTTTGTTCGGAATCTAGATCAACAATTGTCTAGACCCAATGAATTGGACCGATATAAGTATTCCTCTGTGATCCAACGATCACAGATTAACTATCTTTTCGATACCATCCTGGAAGTACGTGATGAAATCAGAAAATCTGATGACCCACACTCCTTACTGGTAATAATTAACAGTAATAAAGAGATTTTTAACTTTAATGGTTATTTGAAGGATATAACATTAGGATTGAACCTGATGAATGATCCAAAATTTCAAATATCTAAAGTTATTGGAAAAATACAAACACCTACAAAGGTATTTGGTAATACAATTTTACCACAAGATACCTCATGGGGTGAGTTGCTTATTAATAAGCCCAAAACGAAGAAAATTCTTCGTCCTTAGCAAATTTAAAGGATTTTAAGATGCAAAATATTAATACACCAAAACCAAGTACAACAGTTAAGAAAACTGTAAGGCCTAAGAATAAATCAAAGGTTGTACCTACGGAAAACAAGACAGACATGTCCTCCGCAACTGTTACATTTAAAGTAACTAAGATTGATGATCATATATATGAATATCAAGCTATCCGTGGTCAAAAAGTGAAACTTTTTGATGGTAATAATCATGTCATTTATGATAATGATACGATTAAGATGGAAATAGATTCTAATAATCTTGACCATATGACTATGTTACCTTCACTTATTTATATCATAAATGAAGAAGTCACTAAGAGAGTGGATTTTACTACAAAGTCTAATCCACGACCTACACACTCTGTTGAGAGTATACTATATAAGTATATCTCATCAAAATCTAAGATAATGAATACAGATTCATTACTTAGATGCGTAAAGTCAAGTCAAATTGATATCAAGGTAACTAAAACTAGAGACCCAGATCCAAAGTGATCTTAAATATGGGCTGTCAATGACAGTGAGCAACGGTGTTACTCAACCTAAC